ATCGGTTAAAGAATATATCGAGCCCGTGCTGTTAAACATAGACTGGGATGATGCCGGTAAAGAAATTTTAAACCATAAAGACCAGTGGCACCATTTGGATTTCTTTGCTCAAAGCGATTGGAAATGTCAATACTTCGGTATTCCCCGAGAACGATTCAAGATGGTTATTTGGCAATAATCAGTCTTGCAATCTGCTAAACAAATCTGTATACTATCAACTATTATTGGAGATAACAATGACTCAACGTATGTTTTCCTCAGAAGGTAAAGCTAAACTAACACAACTGATTAACGAAGGTATTTCGGTAATGAGTGAAGTTGAAACACTGCAAGAAGGTCTCAACGAAACTATTAAAGCAGTAGCCGAAGAACTAGAAATTAAACCAGCACTGCTCAAGAAGGCAATTAAGATTGCACAGAAAAGTAAATTCACGGATACTAATCGTGAGCATGAAGAACTTACCAATATTTTGGAAACTGTTGGTAGAACTGTTTAATGGTTCTCGACAACCAAGGTCTGGTAACTCTTCTGGGCCTTTTTGTTTTTAAACATTTTGTAGGCGATTTCGTACTCCAAAATACTCGACATATAGAAGGCAAATATGTCTATGGTCGATTATCCGGAATTGAACATTCGCTACATCATGGGGTGCTAACCTTTTGTGTTTTAATACCATTTACTACACTCATAACTGCTGCTGTAATGGGATTGATAGATTTACTCTTGCACTATCATATTGATTATTTTAAAGTACGTTTCGGTCCAAGAGATTCCAGAAAGCACAGTTATTGGGTGTGGTTTGGTGCAGATCAGATGCTGCATCATTTGACTTATATTGCAATTGTCTTTAAAATACAATAATCTGTTAAACAGGAGATCGATATTTCTTACGTTGACGCACTATATGACCGCAACGGTGATCGCATTCACGTAGTTGAACGATCCAATGGTCGGAGAATCTATCAAGAGTATCCGGCTACTTACATTTTTTACTATGATGATTTAAAAGGCAAATTTCGAACAGTATACGGGACTCCGGTAAGTCGATTTAGTACTCGACATTATAAGGAGTTTCAAAAAGAATTAAAAATTCAGTCAGGCAAACGTCTTTGGGAATCGGACATTAATCCCATATTCAGATGTTTAGCCGAACACTATGCGGGTACCACGTCACCTAAATTGCAAACAGCATTTTTTGATATTGAGGTAGACTTTGACCCGGTGCGTGGATTCAGCCGGCCCGAAGATCCGTTTAATCCTATTAACGCAGTTACAGTATACTTGGATTGGCTAGATCGATTAGTTACTTTGGTAGTACCACCAAAAAGTTATAGTTGGGAAACTGCCACAGAAATTGTCAATCGATTTGACAATTGTTTTTTGTTTGAAACTGAACAGGAACTATTAGATACCTTTTTAAATTTAATCGACGATGCTGACATACTCAGTGGATGGAACTCAGAGGGTTTTGATATTCCCTACATGGTTATGCGTACCAAGCAGGTACTAAGCAAGGACGACACACGCCGATTTTGTTTATGGAATCAATTTCCCAAAGAAAGAACATTTGAAAGATTTGGTGCAGAAAATTTAACATTCGATCTAATCGGTCGTGTGCATATGGACTATATGCAATTGTATAGGAAATACACCTATGAAGAAAGACATAGCTACAGTTTGGATGCAATCGGTGAGTACGAACTCGACGAAAGAAAAGTTCAATACGAAGGAACTTTGGACCAACTCTACAACAAAGACTTCCCTAAGTTCATCGACTACAACCGACAAGACACTATGCTCTTGGCCAAGCTCGACCGTAAACTCCGGTTCTTGGATCTAGCCAACGAACTGGCGCACGATAATACGGTACTGTTACCAACCACCATGGGTGCAGTGGCAGTTACCGAACAGGCTATTATTAACGAAGCACATCAACGTGGTTTAATTGTTCAAAATAGGAAAAATCGAGATGACCAAGGCGACACACAAGCGGCAGGTGCCTATGTTGCTTATCCCAAAAAAGGAATGCACGAATACATCGGAGCAATCGACATCAACTCGCTCTATCCCTCGGCTATTCGTGCCCTTAATATGGCCCCAGAAACAATCGTCGGGCAACTCCGGCCGATAATGACGGATCGTTACATAAAAGAAAAAATGGATAATGGTTCAAGTTTTGCCGAAGCTTGGGAAGGTTTGTTTGGCAGTCTTGAATATACCGCAGTAATGAATGCTGAGCCGGGCACGGAAATTACTATTGACTGGGAAGCCGGCGGATCAGATGTTATGAGTGCCGCAGATATTTGGCGACTGATTTTTGATAGTCGCCAACCTTGGATATTGAGTGCTAATGGTACAATTTTTCAATACGATATTAAAGGTGTTGTTCCGGGTCTACTAGAAAGATGGTATTCGGAACGTAAAGATTTGCAAAAGAAAAAGAAAGAGGCAACCACAGATGAAGATCGAGCGTTCTGGGACAAAAGGCAGTTGGTCAAAAAGATTAATCTTAATAGTTTGTATGGTGCTATACTTAACCCTGGCTGTCGTTTCTTTGATAAAAGGATCGGTCAGTCCACCACTTTGACTGGTCGTGCTGTTGCACATCATATGGATTCGTACATTAACGAATGTATATTTGGCAAATACGATCATGTAGGTGATGCTATTATCTACGGTGACACAGACAGTTGCTACTTTACTGCTTGGCCCGCAGTAAAAAAAGATGTCGAAGCCGGTCGAATGGAATGGAATAAAGATATCGCAGTACAACTCTATGACAGTATTGCCGATCAAGTCAATGACAGTTTTCCGGGATTTATGGAACGTGCATTTCATTGTCCTAGAGATATGGGCGCACTGATTAAAGGTGGTCGAGAATTAGTAGCTGAAAAAGGTTTGTTTATTAAAAAGAAACGCTATGCAGTTCTTATATATGATCTCGAAGGTAATCGTCTAGACACCCACGGCAAACCTGGTAAAGTCAAAGCCATGGGTCTGGATCTTAAACGTAGCGACACTCCTAAGGTCATACAAGACTTTCTCAGTGAATTGCTACTAGAAGTTCTAACTGGTGCTACACGTGAACAAGTCTATGATCGAGTACGAACTTTCAAGCTAGCGTTTCAAGAAAGACCCCCGTGGGAAAAAGGTACACCTAAGCGTGTTAACAATTTGACCAAATTTACCAAAGAAGAAGAAAGACTAGGGCGAGCTAATATGCCCGGACACGTTCGTGCTGCAATGAATTGGAACAATCTTCGTCGAATGAATTCCGACAATTATAGTATGAGTATTGTGGACGGTATGAAAACTATTGTGTGTAAGTTAAAAGATAATCCACTGGGCTACACCAGTGTAGGCTATCCTACAGACGAAACGCATATACCTCAATGGTTTAAAGACTTACCATTTGATGATAATGAAATGGAAAATACCGTTGTAGATCAAAAGGTAGAAAATCTTTTAGGGGTGTTGGAATGGGCCATTTCCGAACATACTGGTATTAAGACCACATTTGATTCGCTGTTTAATTTCGAATAATTTTATCTAATCTGTTGCATTTTCTAAATACATCTTATATAATCAACTCAACTAGGAGAAATCATGAAAGATCATCTATTGGACATTGTACAACACACTCATGGACTAGGAGTCATTGATCTAGTTAAAGTCATTGGCGATGATAAAGAAACTATCATTAATGCCATCGCCGAGGATCGTAGTGTTATCGTTGAAGCTAAATTTACTGGACCGGTGGCCGAATTTGTAGGTACGTTTGGTATGCCCAATTTGAACAAACTGAATACTATTCTTAATATCGAAGAATACAAAGAAAACGCCAAAATGTCGATTATTAAACAAAATCGCAACGGCGAAGACGTGCCCGCTGGCATTCATTTTGAAAACAAAGTTGGGGACTTTAAAAACGATTACAGATTTATGTTTGCCGAAGTTATTAACGAGAAACTTAAAACTGTTCGATTCAAAGGAGTTAAGTGGGGAGTAGAAGTTGCGCCCACCAATCTTAGTATTCAACGTCTAAAGTTTCAAGCCAGTGCTAATAGCGATCAAACTACCTTTACGGCTAAAAC